CCCGTGCATCCATTTCGCGCGGATTGGAAACGTATTTATGAAAGCATAAAGCCTCACTTCTATGGTGAAGTGCCGCCCGCGTTGGATAAGGCTTTTCCAAATGAAGATGAACAGATTTTAGCTTATAGAAAAAATACCTATCAGCCTAAAACAGAATCGCCACTTGTTAAAGCTATAACCGAATTGCATAGGCTGCTAAGTTCTGCAAAACATTCTGTAAGATTTGAAAATACAGATATGAAAGAATTTGCCGAAAATGAAAAGTTTGGCGATTCTACTTTACAAAATTATATTTTTTCTGTTTTTATTCCGAACCGCGTACTTGACCCAAACGCCGTTCTACTTATCGAACCTAAAGGCGAAGGTATTGAAAGCGATAACGTGCGCGTTAATGTAGATATGAAAGTAATACAGTCTGATAGGATTGTTTTTAACGACCCTGAATACAGACTACTAATATATAAAGGCATATCAAAAAATAAATATGCTACATTAGGTATTGAAAACCCGCTATACTATCACATTGTAACTGATATGTTTTACGCACAGGCTCGCGCGTATGGTGATAAAACAATGTTTGAAGTTATCTATGAACATAATAGCGGCATAATGCCGTGGGTAACTTTAGGCGGTCGCGTTGTACCTAAATATGATAATTATGGCAATACGTTTAAAATTTATAAGTCTGATTTTAGCCCTGCGATACCTTATCTTAACGATGCTGCTATTTTTGATAATCAGCATAAATCGGTTATGCTTGCGACATGCTTCCCTATTAAATTTGTTGAAGGGGTTGATTGTAATAGTTGTAATGGTGTGGGCCGCGTTCCTGACCCAAATGATTATGACACTTCAATAACATGCAAAACTTGTTTAGGGCATGGCAAAACGTTAAGCATAACACCGCTTGCAGCCTATAATTTAAATCCTACTACTTCGAAGTTTGGAGATAGCGATAAACAACAAGTTGAGCCGATACGTTATTATAGCCCTGATGTTTCAACTATTCAGGAAACAAACAAGGTAGCCACAGAATCATTAGGCAAAGCGGAACAGGTGTTAAATATAAACCGTTCGCTTAAAGCTGCACAATCGGGCGTGGCAAAAGAATTAGACCGCGAACCTGAATATATAGAAGTAGGTAAAATTAGCGATGATGTTTATGCACGTTATAAAGAAGTGTTGCGTATTATTCAGGCTATTGTTTTTATGGATACTGAAAGCCCTATTTTTGTAAATCCTCCTATTAGTTTTGACCTAAAAACAGAAACAGAGCTAATGGCTGAATTTGCACTATCACAACAAGGTTTGCCGACTGCTATACGTTACGAATCATATATAAGTTATGTTGACCGCCGTTATAATGCTGATGCTACAGCGCGCCAAATAGCTACCATTTGCGCTATGTATAACAGCGCTTATCTTTATACTGTAGATGAACGTGTACAGCTTTTAGCAAGTGGACAAATAACTGAAAAGGATGCAATTAGCGCACAGTTTGTTTTTGATGCTGTTACTGAATTGTATTATGATGAAGGCTTTGATATTATGAATAATGATTATACAGCTATTAAAGAAGCTATTGATAAAAAGTTAGCGCCGCGTTTTGATGCTGTTGCAAGTAATGTAGTACCTGAAGTTAATATGGATGAATTTAATAATTCAGATAATTCGGATGATTCAGATAATGATGAAGATAATAACTAATGGACTTCAATAAACCCGAAAGAATTAACGACAAAGCATTAGAAATTTTACAAAAGCGGTTTGACAAAGTAGAACCTAAATTTGTAAAACAGGTAGTCGATTGGATTAGTAAGTTTAGAACTACATCGGGTAATTTAGTAAGGTCAAAGGAAAACTTAGCGCGTTTAGGTTCTTTTAAAACTGCACTTAATAGGTTCTTAGAAAAGGCTGGTTATAATGTTATGGTTTCGGGTTTTTTAGAAAACTTTGATGAAATAGGCGCGAATACACAGCTTGCACAACAAGAACTAAACGGCTTACAAATAACAAAAAGTTTTTTAAACCCATTTAAGCGCTATGCTGTTAATAATGTAGTTGCGGCGATGCAAGGTCAGGGATTAAATACAAATCTAATTAACCCTATAAAGAATGAACTACTAATAGCAGTAAACCAAGGTAGCAGCCTTACAGATGTTGTTACTTCAATAGCAGGGCAATTAACTACAAGCGAAGCACGCCAAGGCGTTTTAAAACGAATTAGTTTGCAGGCATCACGTGACGCGTTATTGCAGTACGATGGCATAGTAAATGAAGCGGTGCGAAAAAGTTATAAATTAGATGCCTTGTTATACGTTGGCAGTTTAGTAAAGGATAGCCGATTGCAATGTGAGGAATGGGTTAACTATGATAAAAACGGTAAAAAAGGTTTAATTTTATTTGAGGAATTAGAAGAACAAATTTTATTTGCAGAAAATGAAGGCACGGGTATGATACCAAATACAACGCCCGAAAACTTTTGCCAAAATCGCGGCGGTTATAATTGTAGGCATATAGCTTACCCAGTTAGGTCAGAGAATTATAAGAAAAAATAATACACTATGTTAGTCATAAAAGCAAAGCATAAAACAAGCGGTACTGAATATCAGTTCACACCTGCACAATGGTACGCGGAACAACAAACAGGCAATTATAATTATCTTGGTACTATTCATGTATCAGAACCCGCACAACCGATTCAAAGAACAGTCACCCCCAAACGCGGCTGCGGCTGCGCAAATAAACGTAGATAATATGGCACGTTGGTATAAGTTTGTAATTCAATTAGAATACAATGAAGAACCCTTAACACTTGAGGAACTTCAAAGCGATTTTCAAAACGCTGTACAATGTGAAGACTATAAGACAGCGGCAAAAATCAAAAAACAGATAGATGAAAGATTGTTAGATGATGAATCTAAATTTATAGTTGAACTTGAAGACTATTGTTATATTGACCTCGATGAAGTTGCAACGTTCTATAAATCCCAATGGGAAAACGGCGATGAATTTACAAAGATTATTTTAAAGGGCAGTTCTGAATTGCCGCTTAGTATAAAATTCGATGAGTTTACAAAATTATTTTTTAAATTAAACACACATGAAAATGCTTGACAAATTTGTAGAAAAATTGGGGATAGAACCCGAACTAATTTCAAAATTAGAATCAAACGAAATTACATTAGATGAAGCCGTAACGGGTTATGTATCTAAAATTGAACGTACTGTCCAGGAACGTTTAGGCAAACAGATTGAAGAAGCTAAAAGCGCGGAACTATTTGGCGCTGCTTATGCTAAAACAGAAAAACAGATTGCTGATGCTTTTGCTATTGACCTTAAAAAATATGAAATGGTCGATAAAAAAGATAGGTTTAAAACTATTGTTTCTGATTTGAAAAATAGCCAATTAGAAACCTTGGAAAAGCTAAAATCTGAATATACTTCAGCCGATGCGCAAAAGTTGCAGCAATTAACTCAACAATTAGAATTAGCCAATGCAAAATTAACTGAAAAGGAAATGATAATGCAACAGGCTATTAAAGAAGAACAGGGCAAATTTCAAAGCTACATTAAGAATCAGCAAATAGATAAGGTGCGCGGTTCTTTAGTTGAATCTGTAAAAAATGCACGTTTAGCACCTAAAGAAATGCGTGCAATTTTAGAAGCTGAAATCCGTGAACGTGGCTTGGATTTTGAAATTGATTCTGATAATAATATTTGGGTTAACAAAGATGGAAACCGTGTAAAGCATCCATCTAAGCCTACGGAAAACTTAAAGTACGAAACACTATTTGAAATTATAGCAGCTGAGTATAATTTTGAAAAGCAATCAAACGGCGGTCAAACAAAATCATTTGAAATTGATGACAAAGCAAAAAGCGGAATGCACCCCGCGCGTTTAAAATACTTACAGGAAAATGGCATGATTTAGTTTAGTTAGTTAATAGTTTGGGCAGTCTTTCGGGGCTGCTTTTTTTGTTTAATAATTCTATAAAAAAATTATAAAATATTTTACAAAAATACCTTTTATCTTTGCAGTAACGACCTCTCACAAAATAAGGTGCTAAGGCACAGAAAAAAAACAGAACGCTGGCAGCGTGGAAAATGCCAAACAAAAAACAATTTTTCAAAATTTAATATTCTTTAAATGTCAACTATAAAACTCGCTGATGCGTGGAAAATTATAGACATATCGCTGAATAATAACAGCGGTATGCGCTCCATGCCATCGCCAAATATCGGACTATTGCAATTGCTTGTTTCAGCTGCTAATAAATCCGCTTCACAGGTTAAACTCGGTAACGTTCAGGCTGTTGAACAAGGTAACGGTAAAGTTTACAAAGTTTCACGCCGTTTTTTCCCGCGTCTTTCTGAATCTAATGCAACTTCACTTGAATATTGCCCAACAGACGGCGATGTTGTTAAGCCGCTTTATGATGAAATTGAAATTACAAATAAAACAGTTTCACAGAAAATTAAGATTGACGATGAGTTAATTCGTTGTATCAAAGAAAGCCGCGCCGATTATCAAAACAGCTATGTTAATGAAGTTCTAAGAAATCACATTAACAGACTTGGAAAAGAAGTTTCTACTGTTGTAGCTAATAACGGTTTTATTGGTTCATTCGTTAAATGCGATTGTGCTGACCCTGCTGTAACTTCTAAGTCTTTGCCTTTGTTCCTTTCAAGTGGTTTGGGTATTAACCCTGTTGGTGAATCTATCTTAGATAGCGACCGCAAACAAGCTGAAATCGAACAACAAATGATTTTGATTGGTGGTACTTTGCTTGACCAATACCGTAAAGCCCGTGCAATTGCAAGTGGTAATGATAACGGTTTTGACGCCTCACTACTTGACATTACACGTTCAATTTTCTACGATACTAACCTACCTGCTGCACTTGGTAATACTAACGAAATTATCGCAATGGCACCGGGTGCGCTTCAACTTGTAACTTACGCAAAGAACAAAGGTCAGTTTACTTATGACTTTGAAGACCAAATGCGAACTACAGTTGTTGACCCTTGGTTAGGCATTGAGCATGATGTAGTGATGAGCTACGTTAAGTGTAACGACGAAATCGAACTATACATCCAATTCGCTACTAATTGGGCCGTAGTTGGTATGCCTAAATGTTGGGCTGTTAACGATTGTTTGTTTGATGGTGTACTTGATGTATTCAAATATGAAGTTGTTTGTGCTGACACAGGATACTGCGATATCGAACCAGCTTGCGGTGCTGCAGGTGCACCTGTTGCTACTGATGCAACTTTCTGCGAATCTGCTGATGCTTGCGATGTAGCTTGTAGTGCTTTGTTCTATTCAAGAGAAGTTGAAGTTGAGCAATTTGAAGGTATTGAAGTTGATGTTACTGATGCTATTGCAATTCAAATTAACGGCTTACCATTCTCAGTTGGTGGTACTTTTGATACAGGTACTTCAGGTGGAGCTAATGGTTTTGTAGCTGCTGCACAGGCTGCACTTGCAAGTGTAGGTTCTATTTACACAGTTGCAGGTGGTTGGGATGGAACAGCATTAACAATCTATGTTTTAACTAATGCTACTGTAACATCGGTTGTTATTGTTTCTGCCACAACTACAGATGTTGCGCTTACAGTTTCTACTGAAACACTTTACAATGTTTATAGTGCTTCAACGCCTTCAACAGGTGCGACACTTACTAACCTTGACTGGGTTTTAGATTCTAACTCATTTGACGGTGCACCTAATGCACAAATTTTAGGTGAATCAAATGTTTATGGAACTTATAGCAATTTCTACACAACAAGTACTAATACAGGTTCTGCACAGCTTATCATAACTGATAGCGCTGCATGTAACGATACTTATAACGGTACAATTTAGTTTTAATGATTCGGGGGCGGGAAACCGCCCCTTTTTAAAATAAAAACACATGGTAAACTATTCAAAAAAGATAGCACAAGCATTAACAATAATTCGCAAATATTACGGCGCTATAAATGTACAGCGTACCGATAACGAAGATGTTGTTTACTTATTCGACTATTCAACACAAAAGAAAACAATAGGAAGCGAAAAGATTAACAAGGCTGTTGAAAAGGCTGTAAAGCAAAATGATTTTCCAAAAGATATTTATTATTCAGATGGTTTATTATCTGTAATTAAAATAGAAGAAAATGTACAACAATACCAACAACCCGAAGCTATCGAAGCTGAAGCCAATGAAACCTTTGAAGCCGAAGAAATAACTGAAACTGAAAAGCCTAAAAAACGCGGTCGTAAAAAACAAACTGAATTAGATGCTGAATCTTAATACACCTACTTGTTTAGAAAACTATATCATATCTTTGAACGGCTGTTATCCTGAAGATACAGTACCGACTTCGGGATATTATTTAGAAAATCTTGAAGGGTTAACTATAAATAATGTCGCGGCTGTTAGTTCTGAGGCCCTTATTTCTGCTACTTTGACAGTACAGGAAAAAATGTATTTTGCAGCCGATGTAGTTGAAAAACGTTTGAAAGCTGTTTTAAATGCAAGGGGTATAAAGCTAAATAGTATCGGTTCAAAATATGCTGTTTGCGGCGTTTCAAGTATTTCTGATATTCCCGTAGCTGTAAATCGTGGAATAAAAGTATCTAAGAAGTGGATAGATAGCCCGCAAAGTAGAATATTTATTGATTCAGTTAAATTTAAGGCAACAAATAACGGCAATACAACTATTTACGTAACTGATTATGCAGGCAATATATTATTTAGTCAGGCTGTTACTGTTTTTGCAGATACGGAAATGCACATTTTTATTAAAAAATATTTTAAAGAAGATGTATTATTAGTAACTATTGACACTACTAATATAGCGCCTTATCTGTACACGTGCAACGCTGCAACAAACTGCAAGCCATGTGGAGATACTGTTTTAGATGTTACGGGTTGGAACGGTGTTAGCGCTTCACAATCGGGTTATTTGGGCGCGTGTGTACGTGTTGATTGTGTAGATACTGATATTATTTGTCAGTTTTTAGACCGTTTAGGCATGGCAATTTTATATCAAACAGGCGTGCAAATTTTAAAAGAATGGGTTAGTCCTAATAACCGTTTAAACCTAATTAAAACACACGGTAACGAATGGGCAAATGTTAAAATAGGTGAATGGGAGAATGCAAGCATTGAGGCTTTAGATAACGAAATTGATAATATTATTCAGCTATTAGAAGCTGACCGCTTTTGCTATAGATGTGAACCAAGATTGAGAATGTATCCAATGTTCCCAGGCTAATGACTTTATCTGAACGCTTAGAAATACTATCAGAAGTTGTAAATAATGACAATACGGCCCGTAGAATTTCTCAGGTTGCCGCTATTCAAGTCATTGCAGAATATAAACAAAGGATATTTTTAAACGGTTTAGATTCAAGTGGTAGTGCAATAGGTCAATATTCAGTAAACCCATTTTATATAAATCCATTAAGCCTTACAACTGTTTCAGCAGGCGGCATAAAGCCCGAAGGTAAAAATGGGAATACTGTTTTTAAAAATGGCAATCCGCACAAAACAAAGTATTTAACACAAGGTTATAGACAGTTAAGGGATTTAACGGGCCGACAATCTGAAACAGTTGATTTAAATTTTAGCGGTTCATTATTTCAAAGTATTAAAGTAACTGAAAGTGGATTGAATAGCGCTATTACTTATACGAATGATGAATTAGCAGGCATAATGGAAAGTAACGAAGCGCGTTTTGGCAAAGACATTTCAACCGTTTCAACAGATGAACGCGAATTAGGCGAAACGGCCGCACGAAATGAATTATTAGCAATACTTGAAGAAATCGATTTACTATAATGTACGTAACACAAGATATAATAACCGAACTAATTAAACAGATTGATACTGCAATGGCAGCCGTAAATGTAAACGTTAACGGTAATGGCATTGCTGTCAAAGATACTTCAAGTCAGGTTGTTACTTTGAATGTTACACAAAACGGCACACGAAACTATGTTGGCATCACAGACACCGCGCGAACGGGCTATTATATCCGTACTAATGGTATTGTTTCGGAAACAAGAAAAGCAGCGAATACTAAGCGCGGAAGTTGTGGTATCGAATTGGATGTGCGTGTTCCATTTAAATTAGTTTTTTGGCATCTTTGCGCTGACCCGCGTATGTTATTAGATTCGGTTAAGTTTGCGCTGTACGGTGCGAATTTTAAAGGCATACAATGGCAATATGCTATAGTTAACCCGCGTTTGTTCCCGGTAAGTAATGAAATACTACCGTGGACTGTTTACGCCGCTGAAACAGGCAAAGACCCGAAAACGCTGTTAAGCCTTATGCAAATAGTTAGCTTAGATTTTGAATTACGATATGATTTTGCACTAACTGAAAAGTGTAAACCGTTCACGATATGTTAAGATTTACTATGCCGCCAAGTTTCGCTACCTTAGGCAATTAGTAGGGGGTTGGAATAAATACCCCCTTTTTTAGAAAAAATTAAACTTTATATATATGGCTTGTTGTAATTGTTGTGAAAATACGTTAAATTTGGGCTGTCTTAACGCTTGCGATGCTGTTTATAATACGGGCATTGTTGTAGATGCTTTAACGGAAGGCGTTTGGGTTTTGCAACTTAGTTTTGGTAGTGTTTCTCTTTATTATAGTACAACTGTTGTAGATGGTGAAACAGTTATTTTTACACTTACAAATCTAAACGAAAACTACACTTACACAGGACAAATAATTGACCCTAACGGCGAAATTGTTAAAGTTGAAGTTAATGGAATTGAATATGATTGTATTGAATTTAGCACTAAAATAATAATTAACCAATGATTGACATAGTAAAACTCGCAAACGGCAATGTAGCTATTTATGATTCGACTTCGGGCGATTTCATTAACAGCCTTAGCCCTGACATCGTAGAAATTGAATGTAACGTTAACGGTTCTGTTAAAGTTGTTCAAGACAACGGCAGCGTTGAATACATTGACCCTGCAACAGTTCAAAATACGGAAGTAGTACCAGCCGCACCAATTGCCTTTTCGGGTGATTGTGCAGACTTAGCCCAATTGCTAAGTACTGATTTTTTTTTTGTAGTTAGTGGTGGCGGTGGTTCACAAGACTTAGCAAGTGTTTTAGGTATTGGTAATTCGGCAAATGCTGGAATTATAGACTTGGATTACTTAGACTTTGACACAGCAGCAGCACATTCAGTTGGTGTTGGTGAATTGGCGTGGAATAACACAGATGGTACTTTAAATTTAGGTTTGCAAGGCGGTT